TTTCTGACAATATTATGGAAGGAGACTATGGTGGATATGATACTAGTATGCCAGTAGGAATAGGTTTAATTACTAATTCTATAGTGTATACTATGTTAGAAAAATTAGGATATAACAAGACATCCTTACAGATAGTTAAAGGAATTCTTACTGAAAATCTTTTTCCTACTGTAGTCATGGATGGGACATTGTTTACACCTCCTGGTTTCCAACCTTCAGGAAAATATGCAACCGCAGAGGACAATTCTTTAAGAGGTTTAGTCCTTTTATATTATGCGTTTGTCGTTATGTGTACACCTCTTGGAGAGGATAATTCTTTACATCAAACATCTGAATTTCGTCCATCTGACTTCGATAAGCTATTTCTACCCATTACTTATGGAGATGATATGCTTTGTGGAGTTAAAGATGAAGTATCAAAATATTTCAATAATATTACTTATGGTGAATTCGTACGTGAAATATATTATATGACTTTCACAACTTCCGATAAGAAAAAACACACTTCTCAATTTATTGATGTTGGTTCAATATCTTTTTTAAAAAGGACATTTGAATATCATTACTCTTTAGAGCGTATTGTCGCGCCCCTTGATAAGGAATCCATAATGAAAAGTCTATGTTATTATTTACCATCAAAAGAAATATCAAGTGACGAACAATTAATACAAACTAGTCTCTCTGCTATTAGAGAAATTTTTTTCCACACAAATTTTGAAGAAGACTACAACCCATATAGAGAACGATTCATCTCTACATTAACTGAATTAACACCTCTCTCTAAATCTGAGTTAGAAGATTTATTCCCAACCTGGGATAGTCTTCTAGCTCAATATAAATGAGACAACTTGTCATTATGATTTTTTTGACGTTAAATAAAAAATCAACCTCTACTCCAAATCTACTGATTATCTATTCACTTTATCAAACCATAAGAAAGATAATTTCAGGAAAAGTAGTTAAAAAAGGAGGCTTATTCAAGCTTACTATTATAAATTCATCGCCTTATTTGAGCATCCCTCATTTAAAAGGAAGAATTATAGGTTTGCGTATTTGTACGCCTAATTCAGCGTACTTTCAATATGTATTACGAATTGCAAAACAATCAAAAAACAAAGAACTGATCTTAGATATTGCTGAATCTAAGTGTTGTATTTTAACAGCAAACAAACGACAACAACTTTCACAAGCTACGGTTAGTGATTTAGTTCACACCGTTAAAAAATTAAAAGTCATGACTGAAGACTTAAAGCAAACTACAGTAAATTTAAATACATTAGTTGATTTATTAGGTAAAAAAGGAGACATATATACTGAATCATCTGATCCTGTAACTAGTCCTACTTTTAAACTTCAATTAGTTGATTTAATTAATAGAGATGATCTTCGAACTGGTGTTAAAACTAGTATTGACTGGTATAAAGACTTGTTTTTTATGTCAAATCTTACTGGTGCCGCACGTAGTGAAGAATCAAATAGATTAGATAAAACTAAAAGACTTATTTATTCAGAGTCTTTAAATCTTGGAACAATGCAAGATACTGCTAATGCTCAAACTTTAGGAGATTCTTCTACTAACCATATAAGATCGTCTCTCGATGATAAAACATTTCTAGATGATTTTTTCCTTAGGCCTGTATTAATTGATTCTTTTGATGTACCCTTACGTACACCAATTGATAGAGTTATTAGGCCATGGGAATTATGGTCTCGTAATGCTAATGTAAGAGCAAAATTGTCTCATCATGCTTACTTTAGAGGAAATTTGAAGATTAGATTTAATATTGCTACAACTAAATTTCATTATGGTGCTTTTATTGCAAGTAATCAACCACTCTGTGATATAAATGCTACTTATACTACACTTAAACAATATAGCACTAATAACAACCTTACAAGAATATCCTCTCAAAATTATTTAAGTCAAAGTCCTGAACATTGTTATGTCAGAGCTGGACAAGATGATGATGTATCTTTATCTCTACCCTTTATTAATCCTCATAATTCACTGAGATTATTTAATGAAGTTGATGGTGTTATTATTAACAACACAATTAGTTATAAAGATTTTTATGATATGGGTGAAGTTTATTTATCTACCATTGCTGATTTTCAGTGTCAAAGTGATACTGAATTGACTATACCCAGATTAACTATATATGCATGGATGGAAAATGTAGAATTATCTACACCCACCAGTACGCGCATAGATATTTTATCTGAGTCTGAATATTCAACTAATCCAATTAGTACAGTAGCAACATCAATTTCTAATGCTGCAGAATCATTAGAATCTATACCTATTATAGCACCTTTTGCTCATGCAACTAAGATAGCAACTGGTGTTATATCTAAAATTGCTAGATTTTTTGGATATTCTCGTCCACTACAACTTGAACCAGCTACACATACTAAAACCATCACATTTACAAATGGTGCTACAACAAGTGGACGTGATATGGCTTATAAGTTAGCCTGTGATCCAAAACAGGAACTAGCTTTGATGAATGATTTATGTGGTGGAAACGGGGAAGATGCTTTAGCTATAAAACATCTTACTTCAAGACCCACACTTATTCATACTGAACTAATAAGTATTTTTCCTACCCCTTATACAACGCCACTATTAGAATATCCAATTTGTCCTATGGTTGGTACTAAAGTTACTAATAGCACTATACAATATTGTCAATTTTCATCTTTAGCTACTGCAGCAATGCATTTTGACTATTGGAGAGGAACTATTTCTTATAGATTTGATGTTACTGCACCCAATTTTGCACGAGGAAAATTAATTTTTGTTTATGAACCTAATGCTGGTGCTACCTATTTAGATAGAAGAACTAGACCTACTTTACTGAATCAACAATATATTGCTACTATGGATCTTGAAAAAGAAAGAAGTATTACTATACATGTTGGA